GAGAGAGGCGACTTCCCGGTGATGAGTGAATGAAAGAACCTCGCGGCGCCGCGAGGTTTCGAATGCTTTGCATACAGCGGCAGAATCCATACACGTCTGGAACGCTGGTCCCTCCCATTCGTCAGCGGTGACGATAGCCTTCCTCTCGCCGTAGCGGCGTGAGATCTCCTCAGATCTGAGGAGATCAAAGCCTATCCTGGGAACTTCCCATGATGTCATAGTGAGACGAAGATGCCCCCAAATCTGGGGAGATCTCTAGTCCATTGAAATCTAAGGTCATCCAGATTTGGATGACCGCTGCGACAAGACCAGACGGAAAGGTCTAACGCCTTGATTTATAAGGTCCCCCAAATCTGGGGAACCGACCAACGGCATGTCGAAACCAAGATGAACGCAAATCTGCGTTGATCTCTAAGCCTTTGATGTTCAAGGCTGCTCAAATCTGAGCGGCCGACTAATGCCTTGATATCCAAGGTTCCTCAAATCTGAGGAACCGATTAACAGCATGTCGAACCCACACTGAACGCAAATCTGCGGTCGGTTCTAAGCCTCTGATATTTAAGGCTGCCCAAATCTGGGCAGCCGATTATCGTGTTGATATCGCGGCCGTCAGCCCTGAGCCGGAATATTGTATCCACCTTTGTATTTTAGTGGATGTCCCAGGTGTGCTATGCCGATGGCATGAAACTACTTCGACGCATCGCTCCCGACACGACAGACGCCCCGACAGCCGAGGCTATCCTGTCCGCTGCCGACCCGATTGCCGCCGCGTCTGAGCGGTACCGCACCCTGCGCGACCGGCGGGCTGAGCTGGGTGCGGAAGACACCGGGCTTCGTGATGAAGCACTCGAACTGGCACGGGATCTTTCGCGCCGGGCTGGCTATGGCGAGGATTTCGCCGCGGCCAAACGCGCCGCTCAGGTGGCGCGCATTGCAGGATTACCGGCGCCGACGCCCGTGCATCCGCAGGATTACCGTGAGCGCCAGTCGCAGATTGCCGAGCGGCGCGCGTTGCTGAAGGCTGCGATTGACGAACTCGATCGCGAGTTGATTTCCGCGCGCGCGGAAGCGTCGGCTGTGATTCGCGACCTGTGTAAGCCGGCGCACGACGCCGCGGCGCGCGCGCTGGCTTTGGCGGCCCGGGATTTTTACAACGCGCGGCGTAATTACGAAGCACTGATAGGGCCATGGAATGACCACGGGATTGCCTGGTCTACCCTCGGCCCGGCGCATCCGCGTTTCGCACCGCTGGACACGGTCGAAAGCTATCTGATCGAGTGCTGGCGGGCTGGGCACCTTTCCCGCGACGAACTGCCGGACACAAAACGCACGCGCCAGTTGTAGAGGGCTGTGATGAATCCAACGATGCCGCTGATTGATATTCCTATCCCGCAGCGTCTGCGCAATCAAATGGCGGCTGCGGCGCATCAGGATGTCCGCGAATACATGTCGCACTACATGGCGAAGATGCCGGCGTCTTTGCCTGTGGCACGCTATGCACCATCTCGCCCGTGGGCGTCGGGATACCGGCAGCCTGCGCTTGAAGGCTATGCCACGCGGTTCCTGAAGCCGCACAAGGACAAGGAGGGCCTGATCGTCATTGAGCGAGGCGCGTTCGCACGGTCACTGGCATCCGGCCGTCCCGTGCGGTTTTTGCTCAACCACGATGAAATCGACGTAGTTGCCAGCACAAGCGACCCAGCGCTGCAACTTCTGGCCGATGGTGATGGGCTTTCGTTTCACCTGACGCTGCCGGACACGGCCTTGGCGCGGGATGTGGAAGCCAAGGTTCATCGTGGCGACATGAACGAGATGTCCGTTGGCTTCCGGCCGATTTCGATAGAGACGAAGCGGATCGAGGGCCAGGATGTCCGGATTGTGCTGGATGCGGATTTGCTTGAGATTTCCGTTGTTGCAAAGGGCGCCGTGCCTGGAACGCATGTCGTGGTGACGGACGGCGCTATTGGCACGGATCTTCGGACATCGGCCAGGACTGGCGGATTGCGCACGCAATCAGCCCATGCGGCGGCGCAGCGGTCCCTGCAAAAGCTGCTTGCCAGCGTCAACAAGCTGCGGTGATTTTCAATTGCGGCATGCCGCAATGCCCTGACCCGGATTCTCTCGGCCGGATCAAGACGTCTCTGAAGGAACGCGGATGCCGACGACTGTCGAACAGCTGACAATCGCTTACAATTCGTCCGTCGCCGCGAAGGCTGCGGCCGATGCTACTGCGTTGGAAAAGTTGGCCGCCGGGATGAGCAAGACTGGCGCCACGATTGAGACGACGGACCAGAAGATCGTCCGGGCGTTACCTTCGTTCGACAGCATCCAGCGACGCATTGACGGAACCGCGAAGGCCGCTGCGGGTGCCGAGGCTGCGACCAAACGTTATGAGAACGCCGTTGCGTCCGTGACGGCCGCCTTGCAGCGCGGCACGATCAGCGAGGAACAAGCGGCCGAGGCAACCCGGCGACTGGCGACGGTGCGGGACCAGGCGATTGCCCGGGCGGCGCAGCAGGGCGCGTTGATCGAGGCGCAGCACACGTCCATGGCTACGGCCGTCGCGCGTTCGACGGCGGCGACGCAGCAACAGACGCAGGCATTCCGCGCGCTGTCGCTACAGATGCCGGACGTGGTGCAGGGCCTGCTGACCGGGCAATCCGCGTTCCAGATCCTGATCCAGCAGGGCGGCCAGGTGGCGCAGACAATGGCCGTGACGGGCCAGGGCATGGGCGCCTTGGGCACTGCCGCCAGGGCCATCACATCGCCTCTGGGCCTCGCCACGACGGCCGCGGTTGCCTTCGGTGCTGGCATCGGTGCCGCGGCCGCAGCGGCCGGCTCACTGAACGACCAGACCCGGGCCATCGCCACGACGATTGCCGCTGTCGGACGCACTGCCGAGGTGGCGGCATCCGGTCTGACAAGATACGCCCGCGGGCTGGAACAGGCCGGCGTGGGCCGCGAGGCCGCCACAAGCATCGTCAGCACCCTTTCCCGCAACCCTGCCCTGTCGCAGGCCACAATCGGCACCGTGGCACGTCTGGCGCCGGATGCAGCCGTGGCGCTGGGTGTGGATACACCTGTCGCGGCATCGCAACTGGGCGATGCGCTTGGTGGGTCCTACAGCGCTATCACCCGCCTGGATGATGCCTTGCAATTGCTGTCGGCCGAGCAGCGGGTGTCCATCCGGACGTTCCTTGAACATGGCGACCGCATTGCCGCGGTCAGCACTGTCACGGCGGCATTGGACGAACGCCTTTCGGGCCTGCGCCGCGGGTCAATGTCGGAAACCCAGCGCGCCGTGGAAGACCTCGGCAACGCCTGGCGCGGGTTCCGGGATTCGGTGGCGTCGTCCGATTTGGGACAAGGCTTGCTTGCCGGGTTCACCACGGCATTGAAGACTGCGGCTATCGGCATACGCGAGGCCACGACGGCCGATGCGGCGGGTGCGGTGATCGGCAGCGCGCCCTTGCTGCGGGACATGCTGCGCCTGGTGCCCGGGCTGAACACACCGGGCACCGCGGCGGCGGCAACAGCCACACCCGTTGGACCGTCCTACCGTCAGGCGGAAACCGGCTCGCTGGCCGGCTTGGAAGCCGAGAACCGGGAACGCGAACGGCAAGGCAAGCTGTTGGCCGATGCGGTGCAGGGTTATGAGAACGAACGCCGCGTCCTGGCCGCCGGTGTTACCCAGCGTGCCTCCGTCCGGGCCTCGATCGAGGCTGAACAGAAGATCCGCGACCTGGGTTTGACCGGTCTTGAAGCCGAGCGGTTGAAGCGCGCGGCGATTGCGGCAGCACAAGCGGGTGCTGTGGACGGTGCAGGCCAGGAAGCAGCGGCCATCGGGCGGCAGACAGCGGCGCATCTGGCCTTGGTTGACGCCATGGACGGTGGACGCGCGGCGATGATGGCGCAGTCTGCCCTGGCCGAGGCCGCGGAAAAGGCCGCCACCACGGCCGGGGTTGCAGAGAATGCCTACGCCCAGGCGATCCTGCGACGGAACGCCGCACAGGAAGCCGGGAAGGCCGCCGACACCATCCTGAACTTGCGGGACCAGGTGGCACAGACACGGGCGCTGGCCGCGGCGGCCGATCCAGTTGCGGCGCGGTTCGCGGACCTCGCAAACCAGGTTGACGCGGCCACAGTGAACCTGCGCGCGGCACGGGACACCATCACCGATCCCGCCATCCGGGCTGCGCTCGATCGCACCATCAGCGGCATCCGAACCCAGATCGAAAGCCTGGACCAGGCGAGGCGCGATGCGGCGGCCGGTGGCGCTGTCCGTTCGGCAGAAGCGGAACTGCGCTTCCTCGACCGGCAGCGGGAGCTGATCGGCCTGTCGGGGATCGAGGCCGCCAAGCGCCTTGCGACCGAACAGGAACTGTCGAAGCTCTATCAGTCGGGCGTTGACATCAATCACCTGTCCGATCTGCAGCGGCGCCAGGTGGAACTGGCCGGCACCATCGCAACCGTCCGGCTGGAACTGAACCAGCAGCGGCAGTCCTTTGACGCCCTGGCCGAAATAGGCGTCCGTGCCGCGGACCGCATCGGCGACGCGCTGACCGCCGCCTTCCTGCAGGGCGCCGGCGGGGCGGTGAACTTTGGCACCGTCATGCGTGGCGTGCTGGCCTCCGTCGCCGCCGATCTGGTGAAGTTTGCGGTTGTCGCGCCGGTTACGAACGCGATCGGCCTCGGCCGGTATCAGCCGAACCTGTTCGATGCGATCGGCTCTGGCGGCGGTTCCGGCTCCGGCCTGCTGGGCACGGCCGGGAACCTCGGCACGCTGTTCAACATCTCGGAAACGCTCGGCATCACCAGCCTTGGGAAATCCCTTGGCCTCAGCGGTGGCCTGTCCGGCCTGTTGAGCACGCCGATACTCGGTCAGGCGGCACTGACGAACGCAACCAACAGCGCCTTGGCTGGCATGGGCGGGCTATACGGACCCGCCACGCCGGCGTCCCTGGGCGCGGCTGGCGTCACGGTGGGCCAGTTCCTCGGTGGTGCTGGCCTGGGCTTCGGCGCCGGGACGCTGCTCAACAGCGCGCTTGGCGGCAAGTCCACCGGCGGCACTGTCGGCAGCGGTGTCGGTTCCCTGGCCGGCGCCGCCATCGGGTCCATATTTGGACCAGTCGGCACGTTGCTGGGCGGCCTGGCGGGCGGTTTGCTGGGTGGCGGCACCGGCGGGCTGATCGGGCCGAACCCGCCTTCCGCGTTCAGCAGCACCGGGCTCGAACTGACACCTGACGGCCGCCTGAACGTGGGCAAATCGGTGCAACAGATCGCGCCCAGCAGCCGGGAGAGTGCGCTGCAGGGCGCCGATACCGTCAACCGCTTGCTGGATTCGATCGGCGCACGCCTGACCAGCATCGGCAACCTGGCGCAGATCGGCCAGAACACACCGGGCGGGTATCAGGATCCGAGCAAGTATGGCGACCTGAACTCGGCCTTTGGCCAGTTCCGGTTTGCGGCCAACGACAACGGCCTGAACGAACGTATCAGTGGCCGGGCTTTCTCCTCGTTCGATGAATTCCAGGCGAATGTGACCGCCTTCCAACAGGCCATGGCCCAGGCGGGAACCTTCCTCGACGACACCGCGGCGTCACTGGTGAAGGCGGCCTATCCAGCCGGGACGTTCGTCGAGCAACTGAACGCCGTAGCCAAACAGTATGACGACGCCATTACCGCCGGCCGCGCGCTGGCGGCGTCGGGCAACGTGTCCACAGCCACGCTGACGAAGCTGACCGAGGCCGAGACGCAGCTTACGGCCGCGCGCGACCAGTCCATCGCCCGGGCGCGAGCTGAACTGGACCAGCAGACATTCCGAAGCAACGTCGGCCTGAACGTCCGCTATCTGCAGGCGCTGGCCTCCGTCACCGGCTCCCAGGCGGACAGCCTCAATGCGGCGCTGTATGGCTTCGACACCAATGCTGCGTTCCAGCGCGAGGATCTGGCGAAATACCTGAATGACCTCTACGGCGCGTCGTTCCAGTCGACCCAGGCGTTCGCCGACCAGATGGCGCTGTTGGAACGGACGTTGCAACAGGAGCGGCTGTCAATCCAGAAACAGTATGGCGACCAGTCGGTGGACCTGGAACGCAACCGTGCGCAGGCGCTACAGAACGCCACGTCGGTAATCGCATCAATCAGCCAGTACGCCGCGAGCCTTGGGACATCTGCCAGCTCGCCGCTATCGCCGCTGGACCAGTACAACCTGGCATCTAGGCAGTTTGATGCTGTGTCCGGCGCTGCGGCGGTGGGCAACGTCAACAGCCTTCAGCAGCTTACGGGTTATGCCGACCGATTGCTGTCCGCTTCCCGCACTGTTTATGGCTCCGGCCTGGGCTACGCCGATGACTTCACCCGCGTCACGTCGTCGCTCAGCAGCGTGTCCGGCCTCAGCCCGGAAACCGTCACCGTGTCCGCCCTGGCGTCCATCACAGCAGGCCAGACGGGCGCGCTGGTGACAGAGTTGCAGGCACTGCGCGCGGAAGTTGCATCGCTCAAACTGGCCCTGAACCAGGTTGTCTCCCGTCCCTCCAACATCGCAGCGTGAGCATGAACAACGTCACTGACATCGGAACCGCCCGCCCGGGCCACAGCACGCCGCCGCCGGCAGATCCTGTGCCCGGGCTGCTGCTGAACCTCACGGCCCAGATCGAGGCGTGCACCGAGGCGCTGAAGGGCGTCCTGGCGATGCAGAACGCCGTGCAGGCGCAGATCGCGCTGCAGGCCGTCCTGCTGAAGGCCATGTCCGACATGATCGCCACCCTGCGGTCCGGGAAGGACGCCGGATGATGCGCGGGACCGTGAAGTGGTACGACGCGTCGCGCGGGTTCGGGTTCATCAGACAGGACGGCGGTGGCGACGTGTTCCTGCACGTGTCCGAGTTGCGGAAGGCCGGGCTGGAAACCGTGGACCCGGATCAGCCGATCGAGTTCACAACCGCGCCCGGGAAGAACGGACCGAAGGCCGTCGATCTCGCGCTTGTCCCGGATGACGGGCCGTTCGCTGGGCTGGCGAGGCAACTGGCGCGGGAGAGGTAGAGTCGACCAGACTTGGGCGGCCACTGGAGTGACAGTATCATCTATATCAGTTGAGAATCAGCGCTAGCCGTTGGTGCGGTAAGTCGCCACCATGCCATCTGACCGCACCGCAGGAATGCATTAACGGCAGATGCGCTGATACATTCCCCCACGCCAGATTACGCGGCAAGGGACATGCGGCCGGTTCTGGCTTGGCGAGTAGAAGACATCAATCGCGCCGGTGGCAGTCTGGATTGCGGATGATATCGGCGATGCCCCCACCGCGGACGGTGCCGCCTCGACAGACAAGGGAAGCGCAAGCAATAGCGCGGTGCAGGCGGTGACAACCAACTTCAACATTACATCCTCCATGACATCCGTGATGCCTGCTTATGACGGCAATAAAGTCGCCATGCTGTGAATCGGCCAACAGATGCAAGCGAGGGGAGATGTAACCTGGCCGCAGTCCGATGCCCGCCGATCGCGGCGGTGTTCATCTGATACGTGGTGCCGCCGCGGGTGACCGTGCGGGGAGCGGGCGTCGGAGCGATGCGGGCTTGGGTTGGGGAGTGTTCACCCGGCTTATCTTGCAAACTTTGCAAGATAGGCTTGGGGCGAATGCCCTGAACCATCGTGTGGCTCACACCGCATCGGCGGGCAATCTCGCTATCGTTCCACCCCACCCACTCAGCATCGCCCAGCAGCCGCAGCACCGCCCGGCGCTTGTCCTCGTTGGTCCGGCGCTGGCCGTGGCTGGCATTGGCGTCGTGGTGTGGGTCCGCTACGAACACTGGCGCAACAAATACAAAACGGGTGCCTAGCATGTCGCCAGAAGATGTCCGGGTCTTCCTGCTTGCGGCTGAGATCGCGAGCTCGTCGCTCGAAGGCACC